GAATTTTTTATAGCAGATTCTTCTGAACTCAGAATCTAACTGAAACCATCTTTCAGTAATCTTAGAGTACTGATCAATTTCTGTTTGTACATTTCTAGTAGTAGATCTCAAAGCTACTTCTCCTTCTCTTGCTCCAGATACCCCTGCTATCTTACCCATGGTAGCTTCAATGTTAGCTAAGTAATCTGTCAACATTTGAATACCGGTAGTATTAGCACCCATAGTTACCTCTTGAGTAATAAAGGTATTGAAGGTACCGGCTGCTTTACCCTGTGCAGGGCCTTTCAGTACTTCCTGTGTAGGATCAAGGAACATGATCTTATCTACTGATGTATAATGCATCCATTCAGCTGGATCCCATCCGGAAGGAATAAGAGATGCGTTTACAGCTGTTGCTGTTCCTTTGAAGGTTGATATCTCAAGTTCTCTTTTCCAGAAACCAATATCAAAAGCATAATCAAATGGTTTAAGCAAGTCCATTAGAGATTGAACCTTGTATCCATTTGTATTCATAGTTACACCTACTACAGGTGGAAGTCCAGAAGATAGATTAGTTAGAGATTTAATACTGTGCTCTACTGGTTGCATTTTAGTGTAAATATCAGAACCAATCTTAGTACCTCTTAGCCACTCGTTTACCCAGAGCCATTGTACTGATTCTCCTTCTTCCTTATTTACCTCGTAGGTCTCATTAACGTAAGTTACCTGTTCGTCTCCGAACTCATCCATGTACTTGAGTCTACCAATCTTACGTCTAGATCTCCAGAATACTGTTACAATTCTTAGTTCTCCTTCTTCGTTAAAGTCTCCACCATATGCATGCTTTTGAACTTGAGAAGGCGACAATAAACTAATAGTATCATCAGTAGATGTACCATAGTCAGGTCCTGTGATCTGAGAAGCATTTGCTGCTAGGATAGCTGAGCTACCTTGATTAGTCATAGCATAATCTAATCCTTGGTCAGGCATATACTGCTCCCGTCTTTCTAGTTTTTTGACATCTGCTTCTGATAGTACATCCCAGTAGTCATCTAAAAGCTGTCCTACTGATTTGTAGTCATAAATCACTATGATATCCTTATCATGGATATACATAGAGTTTCCTCCACCGGATGTAAATACTTTTCTAGGATCTAATCTCTGCATTACAGGCTTTCCTCCTAGTATATCAATGTACATTGCCTGTTCTCCGGCTACTAACAGGTCCTCAAAGGTTCGGGTAAATATGAAATCAAAGTTTTGGAGGGTAGATTCTCTTCTTAAGATGGCATTGGCAGTCTGTTCGGCTATATCTTGGAAATCGTAAGTAGCATATTCCTCTAGATTCTTAGTAGCTACGTCTATTTCTTCTTTTGTAAGCTCTTGGTTAGATAGTAACTCCATCAGGCGCTTGAACATCTCTACTTTTAGAGTTTCTTCTTTCCTATTGTTACCATCAGAGTCTGCTGCTGAGATGTATGCCCGGTATTCATGCTTTCTTCCAATGTAATCTCCAATAAGGAGGTCAACTTTAGCATTACCAATACCTATGTGTTGAAATTTAGCAGGAAATTTATCAATATCAAGTTGTCCTGGATTGATATACTTTTCAAAGTTCCTGATATCGACAATATTGGATCTGAGATTATAGTTTTCAGTTTTATTACTGTACTCGTTCCTATAAAACTCGTGGTGACCTATCAACTTTTCTGCAAAGTCGATGTTTTGTTTGTACCATTTCTCTGTTTTCTTAGAGTCTGGTAGTTTTTGTGCTGGATAATTGTATCCAAACTTATAATCAGTAGAAAGACTTTCTCCTGTGTATTTACCTTCTGCCATTAGAATAAATTATCTATTATGCAAATTTAGGCAAAATCTTTTGGATCTTGCCAATTAAGAGGTTTCTTTGGCAAAACTCCTCTTTTAGCAAAGTATCCTGACTCTAAGAACGTTACTTTGGCTTCTGAAGCTTCAGTCTTTACTTTATGAAGAGTTTCATCGTACCAAAATAACATAATTAATGCAGAAACCCTATCAAAGTTTCCTTTAGGGTTCCATGATATAAGTTCTTTTAGTATAGACGGAGAATAGATTGTATTCAACATCAAAGTATCTGATTCCATATTAAGAGGACTTAATAGCCAGGAAGAGATAAAGTCTATACCAGTATCATTTACACGTCCAGAGTTAAAGATACCTTTAGATGTGTTTGTACCAGGTTTATATGTATCCGAGTTTCTAAGCTGATAAGGAGTATCTGCTAGCAAGTACGTACAGTTGTGCTGTACAAAGTAATTAAACAGTCCAATAAAGTTCTGCTCGTACATAGCTGTAGCTTTATAGTACATAAGAAGTCTTCTAGATACTTCATAAAAGTATTTAGGATCATCTGTACGACCTGTATATTCTGCTACGATTGTTTTAGTTATTCTATCAAATACTATTATTGACGGTAAAGAAGTAGTGGTGGCCTTTGCTTTATCAACAACGTCAATACCGGCAATGTATCTATTAGACAGAGTATTACCCTCTTCATCTTGTCTCGGTTTCTGGAAGATTTCTATAAGACCTTTCTTGTCTTCGTATTTATCTAATGGATAAGATCTAATAGGCTCCTTACCTTGAATAGTATCTATATACAGATTATTTCTATCATCAAACTTTAACCATCCTTTGTAGGATGCATCTGAGAATCTTTTTAGTTTACCTCCTAGAACCTCTGAGAGTTGATCCTTTAAAAGTACAGTAGGGAACCTAGTACCTTCTGTTACAAGGAATGCTTCAGATGGAACAAGAGGGTTGTTGATTATGTGGACCTGGTATCTAGTAAGATCTTTCTTTTTATCTTCTCTAATCTCTGCTTCTTCAGCACGAGCTGTTTCTAAGTCTGTTACTAAATTATTTCCCTTTTTATGTTGGTTACGAGTTTTAATGATAGGTACAAAGTATCCTATCTTACCTCGTTGCTCAAACTCATCGTCAAATACTAAACAGTTATACTGACCTGGATTTCGGAATACTTGTTCTGCAAAAAGTACCGATCCTCCTCTAGTAAAACCACCTGTTCCTAGCATCCAGATAACCTGGCGCTTAAACATCTTAGATGCTTCAGCTCCTTCAAGGGCACCAATAGTTTCTACAAGGATATCAAAGAAACCAACCTCATCTAATACAACTAAGTTTGGACGACCAGCGTTACCTGCAAGTGGGTTATTCCGGAATGTTCTATGATATAGATAAGAGCCATCTATATTTTTAAGGAACGATCCTTCCTTCTTAGAACCTGACCATCCTTTATAAAGTGGGCTAGGAAATATATTCCCTTCATACTCAAACTCTCCTGGAAGTTTATCCATGGCAAAGAGAGTTTTATCCAGTAGTGGTCCTGACCATTTTGAGTCAATAGCTCCAATAACAGTATCAGAAGTAAGTGGCTGTTTCTGTCTTTTAGCCGTTAGGTACTCATCGTAGTTAACTGCTCCACCTGTTATCCAGTTGTGGGCTATTACTCCTGAAGACCCGTAGGACTTACCTCCACCCCTTGCTTGGATGGAGATAAGGTTCTGGGCACTATTTTGATACAGTGGTCTGCCATAGTTTTTATCATGTATAGTACGTAGATAAGTACGTGCGTCTACATAAGTTTTGGCCAGATCTTCTTCTCTAATAACACCGAGTCTGATGTATTGCTCCATCATCTTTAGGCGTTCTATCTTCTCTTTCTCTGGTCCTAAGTATCTGTTACATGTAATATGAGGATCATCACTGAATCCAGAAAATCCTCTACATTCTTCGTACAATAAGAATAACTCCCAGTCTATATCCCTTAGCCATGGTCTTCCTGGTTTTTGGGCAAGAGTTTTTGGATCTTCCACAAGGATGTTATGGAAGTTCACATAATAATAAAGAGGGCCGGGAATCCATTTACCGGCTTCCCAATGCCCCTCTATTATTCTTCTCTTTTGTTGTTTCCAGAAATCACGGTATTCATACCTATCTGCGATTGGATGGTAATTAGGAATTTCTGATAAGGTAAATAGGGAATTACTTACTGTAGTCCAAAAGTCCATTATTCAGAAACAGTGAGTGGATTTCTTAGTTCAAGTACTAGCGCATCATAAGCTTCGTTGTCTTCTTTAGCACTAACAACTTTTGTCCCATGGTCTGGGTGAGTAAACTTATAAGATCCTTCATCTTTAGATTCTAGTACCCAACCGTCTGTGATTAGATTTACTTTATAAAAAGTATTAGTAGTCTTCTCAATAAAGTAGTTTCCAATCAAATGTAAATAGATTTCATTAAACTCTTCTGCAGTATAATCAATCTCATTTACTTCTGGGATATCTAGTTGATCAAGTGTCATTGACATTAATCTTTCTAGGCCCCCAATCTGTTGATGAAGAACTTGTAAAGAACTAAACACGATGTTTAGATTCTTATCTACGTTAGACTCAAGGGTGTTAATCTTCTGGAGAGTTAACTGATGACTTTTGTGGTTTACATTACCGCTCATAACTATTTGTTTAAATTTCACCTGATTCAGACAGGCTCTTTGTTTGTGAATTTGAATTTTCTTCGTTCTTAAGCTCGTCACATACTTTCTGGTAATC